ACCTGTACATGAAATTGATTGCCGAAGAATTTGAAGAACTGTTAGAAGGACATAAGAACAAAGATGTTGTAGAAGTTGCTGATGCCTGCGGCGATTTAATCTGGGTGATTCTTGGTGTGTGTAATTCACTCGGTATTAATATGGCTCCCGTTTGGCAAGAAATTGCATCATCAAACATGAGCAAGACAGTTGACGGAAATGTGATTAAGCGTGACGATGGCAAGATTTTAAAACCTGACACGTATTTTCCCCCTAATATTCACCGCGCACTAGGACTAACTACAAATGAGTAAAATGGAATTACCCGCAAAGATTTTATCAAACATCACAACATTCATGAAGTATGCAAAGTTTGATCCCACAAAGAATCGTCGTGAGAATTGGGGTGAACTTGTTGATAGAAACAAGAAGATGCATCTAGAAAAGTTTCCTCAATTACAGGAAGAAATTGAAAACGCATACACATTTGTCTACGATAAAAAAATACTTCCTTCCATGCGCAGTTTACAGTTTGCTGGCAAGCCTATTGCCATTAACAATGCTCGTTTGTACAATTGCTGTTTTCTTCCTATTGACCATGTTGATGCCTTCTCAGAAGTCATGTTCCTGTTGTTGTCGGGAACAGGTGTAGGATATTCTGTTCAACGCCATCATGTCGAAAAATTACCTGAAATTAATAAGCCTATCAGGAATCGGCGGTATTTGATTGGTGATAGTATTGAAGGCTGGGCAGATGCCATTAAAGTGTTAATGACAGCTTACATGAAAGGCAAGGCATATCCTATATTTGATTTCAGTGATATTCGTGCCAAGGGCGCACAGCTGATTACCTCAGGCGGCAAGGCGCCTGGTCCTGAACCCTTGAAGGATTGTTTACACAACGTTCAGAAAATTTTAGACCGGAAGGTGAATGGTGAGAGACTTACAACGTTGGAAGTACACGATGTTCTGTGTTACATCGCTGATGCTGTGTTGGCAGGAGGTATTCGTCGTTCTGCCATGATTTCATTGTTCAACATTGATGATGAAGAAATGTTGACATGTAAGTTTGGTGAATGGTACGTGCAAAATCCACAGCGTGGACGTGCCAACAACTCAGCAGTTATTGTTCGTCACATGGTGGAAGAAGAAGTGTTCATGGATTTGTGGAAGAAGATTGAGGCGTCTAATTCAGGTGAACCTGGATTCTTCTTCACCAATGACAAGGAATGGGGCATGAACCCGTGTGCGGAAATTTCTCTCCGTCCCTTTCAATTCTGTAATTTGACAACAATTCACGCAGGTGATGTGGAGTCTCAGGAAGATTTGAATGCCCGCGCACGGGCCGCTGCCTTCATCGGCACACTTCAAGCATCATACACCAACTTTCATTATTTACGGGACATATGGAAAAGAACAACAGAGAAGGAAGCATTGATCGGAGTCAGCATGACGGGCATTGCATCGGGTGCTGTGTTGACCTTGGATCTGAAGGCCGCGGCAAACATCGTGAAGGAGGAAAATGTCCGGATTGCGGCGCTAATTGGAACGAACCCTGCATCCAGATGTACTACAGTGAAGCCGGAGGGCACTTCGTCATTGGTGCTCGGGACATCATCTGGGATCCATGCCTGGCATAATGAACATTACATTCGCCGTGTTCGTGTGGGCAAGAATGAAAGCATCTACACATATTTGCTCATCAATCATCCTGAATTAGTAAAGGATGAATTCTTCAAGCCAACAATTCAAGCAGTCATTGAAGTTCCTCAGAAGGCGCCTGAAGGCGCCGTGACCCGCCGAGAAAGTGCTTTGGATTTGTTGAAGCGGGTATCAAAGGTGTCGAAGGAATGGGTGAAGCCAGGACATCGTAAGGGTGCGAATAAAAATAATGTATCAGTTACGGTATCCATTAAGCCTGATGAATGGCAAGAAGTGGGTGAATGGATGTGGAATAATCGTGAAAACTTCACGGCATTGTCAGTTCTTCCTTATAGCGATCATAGCTACATTCAAGCTCCGTTTGAAGATATCACAGAAGAACAATATACTGAAATGGTGAAAGTATTGCGTAACATCAATCTAGATGATGTCATTGAATTGACAGATGCAACAACATTGCAAGGAGAAGTTGCTTGTGGTGGCGGGGCGTGTGAAGTAGTATGACGTTAAAAGATTTGGTTACCATTGTTATTCCTTGTAAAAACGAAGAAAGATATATCGGCAACTTGTTGGGAGATTTATTTCGCTCAGTGGAAATTGGAGATGTAAGAATTATCATTGCTGATGCAAATTCCACAGACAACACCCGACATATCATCAAAGAATGGTCACGTGGATTGAACATTGAGACAATTCAAGGTGGGCAAGTTTCTGAGGGAAGAAACAATGGTGCCAAATTAGTTACTACTCCATATATTTTATTTCTTGATGCCGATGTGCGGTTCTTTTCGCCAACAGCCATATATGATGCAGTACAATGCATCCATCAAGAAAATTTAGATTTAGTTACTCTAAGTCCGAAAAACTATGGAACTGAATGGAGAGCATCCATTATATTCCGTCTGTTCAGTGTGTTTAATAAAGTCATGACACAGTTCACGCCGTTTGCCATTGGTGCATTTTTCTTAACTCGCCGCAGCGTGTTTGAAGCATTCGGAGGATTTCCAAATAAGTATGACACCTCGGAAGATTATATTTTAAGTAAACAGTATGATGCAAAGAAATTTAAAATTGTAAATCATTACTTTGGACAAGATGAACGCCGTTTTAAAAAATTAGGGTATCTCGGAATGTTATGGTACATGATTGTAAATTTCTTTAACCGACATAACTTACAGCATTTTGAAAAAGCTAAAGTTAACTACTGGGATTAATTATGCAACGATATAAGGCCATCATTGTATCCGATGTACATTTAGGAACAGACAATAGTAAAGCCGCAGAATTTTTAGAATTTTTAAACACGCATCACACTGACATTCTAATTATCAATGGGGATTTTGTGGATGGGTGGGCATTGTCTCGTGGCGTTCGATGGAGAGGCAAGCACACCAAAGTCATTTCCAAAGTGTTGGATATCTCCAGAAAAATACCTGTGGTATGGATTCGCGGAAACCATGATGAATTTTTACATGAGTTCATGCACATGCATTTGGGCAAACTTCAAGTAGAAGAACATTACATTTTAGATTTGGGTGAGGGGAAAAGATATTTCATTTTCCACGGTGACATCTTGGATGTGTTTGTTTCTAAATGGAAATGGATTGCAAAAATAGGTGGACAAGGATATGACATCGCATTAAAATTAAACACAATATATAATAAGTGGCGGAAGTGGAGGAAGTTGCCGTATTATTCCATCTCCAAAGATATTAAAAAAGGTGTGAAGGCGGCGGTAAACTACATCACAGATTTTGAAGTAACGGCAACAAAACTGGCCAAGCAACATAATTGTGATGGGGTTATATGTGGGCACATTCATCAACCAGAAAATAGACAAATTGCCGGTGTACATTATTTAAATTCAGGTGATTGGGTGGAAAGTTTAACTGCGATTGTAGTAGACTATGACAATAATATCAGCATCAAGGAGTTTCATAAATGATCACCGTAATTTAACAGAACATAACAATGTCTATTCCTAAAATTCCTAAAATATCTCCTTCAGAATTAGCTGCTATAGCTTATGGAAAAGCAACTGAAACTGTAGATACTGCTACAGCACAAATAGCTGCAAAAACGGCAGAAATAGAAGCTCTTGCAAGTGCAGGTGCTACTGCAAGTAAAATTTCTGTGCTTTCAAATAGTATTAGCACATTATCTGGGGGATTAGCCGCAGCTGAAGCGTTACAGGAGTTACAACTTAAAAAGATTAATTTCGCATTGCTTGATGATATTGAAATGCCAGATGTTAACGTAACGTTGCCAACTCTTACTGTGGCTGATATATTAGAGCTGTTGCCATCTTTGCCTACTCCTCCTGAATTTCCCCCGAAACTTTCAATAAGTGTAAAAACTCTGTTGAATCCTTCATTTGGATTTGGTACTCCCCCCGGAGTTCCTGAAATTCCTGCGGTTATATTAGCTTTGTTAAAAATGCCGCCAGGAATAGGTAATATAAGTGGCCCTGGTGGTAGCTTTTCAGTTGGTACAAATATCACACAAAATGTCATAACAACTGATACAGTTATTACACCTGCTGTAAATGTAGGTGAGATGTTAACTTCCCCAACAATTGTCACGGGTAATATTGCATCAACGACAACTTTGAATTTAGCTGCAACAACAGCTATTACACTTACGGCACCCGTCGTAACAGTGACAGCACCCGTTGTCACATTAACTTCGGCTGCTGTTTCAGTTTCAGGAACATTAACTGCTGCGACATCGGTTGTATCGCCTCTTGGCACGTTCGCTTTGCTATCGGCACCATACAAGCTGTTTGATATTCCCCATCCATCACCGGGCAAAGAAAATAAACGGTTGAAACACGGGAGTCTTGAAGGACCTGAATTAGGTGTATATGTCCGAGGGAAAACAACTGATGAACAAATTGTCTTGCCAGATTATTGGGTAGACCTTGTGGATTGGGATACAATTACTGTGCAACTCACAGCAACAACGCCTCATCAACAATTATATGTAAACAAGATAGATGCATCTGGAGTAGCAGTGCTTGGTTCCCATTCAGCTCCCTACTATTATTATATCGTAGCAGAACGAAAAGATGTCCCAAAATTAGAAGTGGAGTCTGATGCATAAACTATTTGTATGTTTAGAGTGCGAAGCAGAGTTCGTGCTTCGTCATAATATGGATGAAGCGCACTACACAGTGACTCATTGCCCATTCTGTGGTGAGGAGTTAGATGATGAAGAAACATATCATTTTGACGAAGGTGAGGACGAATAAATAATCTAGTACCTTTTAATAGGATTAGATTATGTGGCTTTATGAAGATGCTGAATTTACAGATGTTCCTGATAATATCATTGGGTTCGTGTATAAAATCACCAATACTCAAACAGGAAAACAATACATTGGAAAAAAACTATTTACATTCGCCAAACAAAAATCCGTTAAAGGAAAGCGAAAACGATTCCGAGTGGAGTCTGACTGGCGAGGATATTACGGAAGCAACAAAGGGCTTCATGATGATATTGTTACCTATGGCGAATCTTCTTTCCGACGTGAAATTTTGCGTCTGTGTACCACTAAAGGACAATGTACTTATTTTGAGACCAAGATTCAATTTGAGTATAGTGTCTTAGAGCGTCCCACTGAATTTTACAATGATTGGATCATGTGCAAAGTTCACCGTAAACATTTAAAACTATGACATTTTTAACTCTTATAACTGCATTATTCATCAGTTCAGTTGCTGCATGGTTTTCAATTGCGAGCCCGGAGCCTGGTTCAAGATGGT